CTATTAACAATCGAAAATGATGAAATGGGTTGGGGATTAGAATCTTCATTAGAATTAGAAAAACATTGTGCATTGGTTTTGGACATTCATCATCATTGGGTACGTACAGGAGAATACATACAAGCAGATGATGACAGAGTAAAAAGAGTTGTAGACAGTTGGCGTGGAGTAAGACCAACTATGCATTATTCTTATTCAAGAGATGAATGGTTGACTCCTGCTTATCCAAATGCAGAAGATATGCACAAAGGATTCCATGATATGGAAACACTATTAAGCAAAGGTTGTAAAAAACAAAAATTACGAGCACACTCGGAGTTACTACCAAATCGTGCAGTAAACGAATGGGCATTGTCTTTCCTACCAAATCTTGACATACAGGTAGAAGCAAAGATGAAAAATCAAGCGGCAGAACAATTACACACTCAGGCTGAAGAACTGGGTTTAGTTTAAAAATAAATACAGCATATGAAATACGATCAAATAACAGAGGCGAAGAAAAATCGCGAACAAAAACTTGAAGCAGTGAAACTACCTTACAAGTTAGGTGATCTATCTCCTGTACTTTCAAAAAATAATGTAGACTATCATTATAATGTTTTAACAAAAGCATACGTTAGAAGGTACAACGAAGGTGAAGGTGATCCTGATTTTAATTATGGTGGTGCAAAACTTCATAATTTGTTTTGGAGTCAGTTACGTAAACCAACACCATCTAATAAACCAAGTGGTGCAATTAAAGAACTAATTGAAAAGAATCATAAAACATTTGATGCATTTAAAAAAGAAATGTTAAGAATGGCTATGAGCATACAAGGTTCTGGTTGGGTTTACTTGGCACGTAATGGATCGATAAAAAGGACTCCAAACCAATCTTACAAAACAGATATATTAATGCCAATCGATATGTGGGAGCATTCTTTTATGGATTATATTCCTGCCAAAGATGCAAAAAAGAAATATGTCGAAGGCATGATGAGAATTATAGATTGGGATTCAATTAATCAACGACTATCATAGGAGGAAAAACAATGATAACTTCAGTACAAAAATGGGTAAATGCAAGAATCAAAGAAAGAACTACTCTTGACGGAGCAATTCTTATTGGTGCAGGTATTGCCTTTTTAATTTTCAAACCGATAGCAAGTATAGTGGCATACGGAGCAATTGCCTACGGTGCTTGGACTATTTGGAAATCAGAATAATTAAAGCGAACTTATAGGTGTGTCGCTTGATGCGTCCATTCTAAGAACTTGTCTTTGTTTAACACCTTGTTGTTGAGCAAATTTCTTTGGATTGCATGAGTGGCACACGTGTTTATAAAAATTAGTTAGACGTTTCTTTTCAATCTTTCCTTTGGCTCTTTCAAAATCTTTTCCACAATTATCACACTGAAATACATAGATAGTTTTTATACGGGTGCATTTGTGCTTTTTACCCAGTTTACTCTTGCGTAATGATTCAGTTTTTATCTGCTTTTCACCTTTAAACATATACTTATTTACATTAGCATTAGTAAAAATTCCATAAATACAAATGAAATAGGACAAAAAATTATGCCAATAATGACAATGACCAACACAGCAGAAGACAAGATTAAAGAACTGTGTACAAGCAATAATAAGTGGGCAGTGCGTTTAGGCATAAAAGGCGGCGGCTGTGCAGGTTTTTCCTATGATTGGGGTTTTGCAGAACAAGACGAAATGCAGGACAACGACGAACTAATTGAAACAGAAGGTGGAAGATTAGTGGTAGACAGCCATAGTGTAATGTACCTATTAGGAACTGAATTGGATTATGTCAATGAAGTGTGGGGTTCACATTTCGATATCAAAAATCCAAACGCAAAAAGCGCCTGTGGGTGTGGTGAAAGCATTCAGTTCGATTTGGAAAAAATAAATGGCTAAACAATTTGTAAACATTGGTATTGAAGGAAACGACGGGACGGGTGATAGTATCAGAGATGCCTTTAATAAGGTAAATGAAAACTTCACAGAACTGTATGCAGTATTTGGACAAGGTGGACAAATCAGTTTCACTTCATTAAGTGATACTCCTAGCACATTAGGAGCAAACAAAATTCCAGTATCTAATTCGGCGGGCAACGCAATCACAATGCGTGGCATCACTGGAACAGGTATAGCAGTAGATTTAACTTCAGATCCAAACAACATTCAATTATCAGTAACAGGAACTTCTGTTGCTTCAGACACAACACCAGGATTAGGTGGACCATTAAATGCGAATACTTACGCGATTGCAAACGTAGGTATCACACAAAACGCAGTAAACGATTTCAATACAACACACGGAACAAATATAACTTTAGATGATGTTGTAATCACAAAAGGCTTTGCGGATCTAAATTATCTAGCAAGTTCAGGTGGAACAGGTACACTAGGTGAAATTAGAGTACGACCAGAACCAGCAAACGCAACAGACTACACAAAAACAATTACACAATATCAAAGTGGAAATTTAAATATTCCAACACATGGATTTTCAAATGCCTCAAATGGTTTAGCATTCAAATACAAAACAACAGGAACAGCGGCAACAAATTTAACAGACAACACTGTCTACTATATTAGATTCGTCGATGCAAACTATATCAGTTTACACTCTACTAAATCGGAAGCAACAAATGATAACGATGCCACAAGAGTTAAGATCACAGTAAGTGGTGGATCAGGCACACAAAGTATAGTTGACAACGAATACGACAGTTCACTAGATGGATTTTATCTAGGCACAGAAGCAATTCAGAGACAATCAGCAGTAAGACGTCAAGGTGACAAAATGGCAGGTCCTTTATTCTTAAGCGACCACCCAGGAGACTTGGCAGGTGCAGGAACTCCTAACTCACAAGACGATTTACAAGCGGCTTCAAAATATTATGTTGATAATACAAGTTATGCTTCAACTAAAAATTTATTCGTCAGCACAAACGGCGACGATACAATGTCAGGTGTACCAGCAGACAAATATGGTAGATCATTAAGTTATGCATACAAAACAATAGCGAAGGCTTGTGAAAGAGCACAGCAACTTATTGAAACATCTCCAATTGAACCAGGACCATATAGACAAACTGTAACTTATGGAAGTGGTGCTTCTAATTCAACAATCTCAACAGCGGCAGTAACCTCATCTTTCACGGCGGCACAAACGGCATTGAGAGCAGGTATGGCGGCTAACAAAACCTTTATTACAAACGAAGTAATTGGTTACCTAAACAACACATACCCAACATATTTTTACAATGTAAGTAGATGCAAAATAGATTTAGGCTTAATACAAGATTCAATTGTAACTGATGTATCAAACGGACTGACAGCAAACTTTCAGTCTATACAGGCAGGAAAAAGATATTACAGTTCTAACAGTGGATTAAAAGCAATCAATCAACAAAGCACAGAAACATTGGCGGCAATTGCCCACGCAAAAATTGTTACAGCAAACGTTTTAAATAAATCAACATTAACATCATCAAATTCATATCAAGGAAAATTTGCTGTATTGTCAGATGGATTTGGTGCAAACACTTTCACAATATTCACAGGAGCAAATGATTACACTCACACTTATGTTAGTGGTGGTACAGTCACAGTAGGTTCAACAACAATAAACATTTCAACAGCAACTTACAATAAGGCTTCAGGTATAGTAACCGTTACAACAGTTTCACCGCACGGTGCAGTCGTTGGAGATATTGTACAGGTTGCCAACATCACATGGAGTTGTTCATTAGGTAATAAAATTTATCCGGAAGTTGTTGCACAAGACACAACTTTTGCTGGCACAGTCGATCAAGCGTCAAAAGATAGTGCGGCGGCAAAATTCGATGTAGTCACAAACTTAATAAACAATTACAATTACAATGTTTCACAAACAGACGGAAGCACATACACTATTACTATTTCAAATGGTGGTAATGGAAATGTTGACCAGAACGCAACAGGTAACAAAGATTTAGTTCCAGGAAAAGTTTTACGTGGTAAAACTTCTGGTGCATTAGGATTGCTTATTAAGGTTGATCAAGGAGCAACTAACGATACGTTAGAAATGTTCTTGTTAGAACCAAAAGAATTCAGTGTTGGAGAGCAAATAGAATTTGGAAACAAAGTTAAGACAACACAAATTACTATCTTTGTTGAATCTGGAATATATGAAGAACATTTACCTATACGAGTTCCTGCAAACGTTTCAATCAAAGGTGATGAGTTCAGAAGAACTATCGTAAGACCTAAAGCAGGAGTTTCAGAATCTATCTGGGCAGGCATACATTTCTTTAGAGATACAACTTTCGACAGTTTAACACTAGCATCACAAAATTATGGTTATCATTATCTAACTGATGTAACAAATTCTTCTAGTGCGAAGAAAAACAATGCTGATATGGACGTGTTCTTGATGAACGACGCAACTATAATCAGAAACATGACGATTCAAGGACATGGTGGATTTGCACAGGTGCTTGATCCTGAAGGACAGATATTAACTAAATCACCTTACATACAGACAGGTGCTTCATTCAGTAGAGTAGAAAATAAAAAATTATTCAGAGGTGGTATGTTTGTTGATGGTTTCGTTGGAAATCAGGAAGTAACTATCAGCAACAAAGTAGATGCGTTCACATTAGACATAACAAGTACAGCAGGACAAGGATTATTCATACGTAAACCAGAACTACCTGCACCTTTCTACATCGCAGGAGTTAGATATCAAGTAACAGCAATTAAAAACTACGATCAAGCAAATGGAACAGCACAAATTTTATTGGCTAGTAACTCAAATACTAATAATGGTTACACAGGATCTACTCCATACAATATTATAATACAAACAGGTGGTAACAGATCATTACTTGCGAATGATTATACACAGGTCAACGACTTAGGTTATGGACTTGTTGTTACAAACGGTGCGTTGTCAGAACAAGTTTCAACTTTCACTTACTATTGTGAAACTAGTATGTTCGCAAACAACGGTGGTCAGATACGTTCTTTAAATTCTTCTAGTGCAAATGGTAACTTTGGATTGAAGGCACAAGGATCTAATCCAAACGAATTGATTGATAATATAACACTGGCTGACAACATGACACAAACAGGATTAATTTACAATCCTGGAACAACTGACTTTGCACAGAACACAGATGCGACAGCAATATATGTGTTCGACACAGAATACGTTCCATTTAACTTAGGTGAAGTTGAGATTGATCACGGCGGATCGATTGGTATAGTGAGATATGAAATATCAAACATAGAAACAACCAATGCACCTATACAACCAGCAACTAGAAGCGGAACTGTTTACAAAGTAAACTTGTCAACAGCAGGTGCAAACACAACTTCAAGCACAGGATTAAAATCTGCATTGGCAGATATGCAGGCTGTTACATTTAGAAACAGTAGAGCATTTAAATTTGAAAACATAAATGACGTTGCACCAACAAGACCAAGCACAGCGATTGTGTTTGATGAATACACAGACGCAATTTACAGATCAATAGCATTTGGAAATACAGATCCAATTGGTACATCACTAGGAGCCAACGAAGCATTGATCACGATGGATTCACCATACGACACAGTCAAAATGAACGTTAACATGACTGAGGCACAAAACAATACATACGCAGGTTCAGGAACAACAATGGGTGCCACTGTTGGTGACGTTACAATCGCAATTGATAGATTGACTCAAGCATCTGATGTTACAAGATTAAATGCTGGTGACATGATATTTGGTTGGGACGGAAAAGTTCACAAAATTACAAGTTACACAGATAGAACGACTTATGGTACAATCACAATTCAAGATGTGAATAACATTCAACCAACACCTATTGGATCAGGTATCCATAGCACAATGTATAGAGCGTCAACAAGTGTAAACCTAAGAGCAAACTTGGCAGACAACGAAACAGGAACATTAACAGTTTCTATTTCAACAATGAGAGCAACAGGACACGACTTCCTAGACATAGGAACGGGTGGATTCAACACAACAAATTATCCAAATGTAATTTACGGAGATCCACAAGCACCTGTACAAGCAAATGAAGTTGTTGAGATTGGAAAAGGTAGAGTGTTCTATGTGTCCACAGACCAAGATGGATTCTTTAGAGTTGGTAGATTCTTCACAGTTGACCAAGGAACAGGAACGGTTACGTTCTCGGCTTCGATTGCTTTAAGTAATCTAGATGGTATAGGATTTAAACGTGGTGTTGTTGTTGCAGAATTCAGTTCTGATTCAGCAATGACTGACAATGCTTCTGACACAGTTCCAACTGAGTCGGCAGTAAGAGGATATGTAAACAGAAGATTACACTTTGACCATTCGAATCAGATTGTAACTAATCCAATTGGAGCAGGAGCAATAGCAAGAGATGGTACAACTCCAGCAACAAATTCTTTAAGTTTAGGTGGATTCAATATTAACAATGTAGCAGATCCAGGAGCGGATCAAGATGCGGCAACTAAATCATATGTCGATGCTGTAAATTACGCAACTGACGAAATAAGAAATAACAGAGACGCAGACTTTATTACACCATTAGCGGCTGGCAATTTATTGATGTACAATGGCAAATTTATCATGTACACTACTCCTGCAAGTGGAGGAACTTTCAGCACAGGTCAAACACTTACAGGTTCAAACAGTGGAGCAACAGGAACAATTATAGATTTTGTACAAGCAAGTATTCCAGTGTATGGTATAGCAACAAGAATTACTTACACATTAACAAGTGGAACTAACTTTAATTTAAGTGACACAGTAAACAATGGCGGCGGTGTAACTGCAACTGTGTTCGACGCGGCAATACCGGCAATAGGAAATGCTGTTGTACAAGGTTCGTCAGACATCACAATCACAGCAGACAGAGACGCAACTGCAACACAACTTACATTTAATATTGCAACAGGTTCGATCATCAATGCAGATATAAGCACAACGGCGGCGATACAACAAAGCAAGTTGGCTATGAATGCCGCAACAACCAGAGCAAACGCAGTAGGTATCACTCAAGCAGATTTAGGATTGGCAAGTTTCGATTCAGGAGACTTTACAGTGACAAACGGTTTTGTTACACTATCAACGTCTGGTGTAGATTTATCGGATCTTCCAAGTTTAGATCAATTCCAAGTGTTTGGTAGAACAACGGCAGGAACAGGTGATGCCCACAACATATCATTCAGTTCCGTTGTTACAGATGGTGGTGGTATTGTTGATGGTGACTTTGGTTCAGAAGTTGCCGAGGCGGCTACTCCAGGTGAAGCATTAATTAAAACTGGTGCAGGTGCATACGCATATACAAACGTTACAAAAAGCAGACAAGCAAACAGTATTCCAAAAACAGATGCAAATGGACAGATAGATTTAGTTTCATTGGCATTGAACGGCAACAAAGCATTTGATGTAGATTCAAGCAAAGTAAGAATCACAACACAAGGTGCCGTTGTTGCTTACGAAGTCATAGGTTCAACAACAAATAACACAGTCCATACTTTCACAGGTAATCAATTTGGATTTGGTGGTGCAGATGCATCAGCAAGTCAAAGCAACGATGCAGGTTCAGGTGTTAACACGTCTCCTGCAATAGCAAGTGATTACATCTACACAAAAACAATTGAAGATGGTGCAAAAGGAAGTTCATTCACAGGTATTGTGTTTGGTCCTACAAGTTCATTCATTCAACCATACGACGATTCAACAGATGGTAAGATAGGTTTTGTGGCGGCAGGTACGACGACTGTAATTGCAACACCAAACGGATTAATACCAGGTGGTGCAGGCGGTAACGCATCTACTAATATTAACATGGGTGACTCTAGCAATAGATTCAACACAATGTACGCGACAGTGTTCGATGGAACGGCTACACAGGCTCAGTATGCTGACTTGGCGGAAAAATTTGAAGCGGATCATAACTACGCACCTGGAACGGTTGTGATGTTCGGTGGTAGCAGAGAAGTTACAATATCAGTAGGCGAAAACAACAGAGCGGTTGCTGGTGTTGTTTCACAAAAACCTGCGTACTTGATGAACTCAACACTTGAAGGTGACAATGCAATTGAATTGGCAATGATGGGAAGAGTGTTCTGTAAAGTTGTAGGAAAAATTAGAAAAGGTGATATGCTAGTTTCATCAAAACAAAATGGAGTAGCAACATCAAGCGAAGAACCTAAACTAGGAACTGTGATTGGTAAAGCATTAGCAAACTATGACAGCGACGAAATAGGTGAAATAGAAATTGTGGTAGGTAAATTATAATGGCTATTAAGGTAATAAACATAGGAACAAGTGCAAACAAAGGTGATGGTGAACCATTAAGAACGGCGTTTGATAAGATTAATGACAATTTTTCAGAACTGTCTCTTAAAGTTACTAATCTTGAGACAGGTGGTGTCACAGTAACAACTGGTGACATAAAAGGTTCTGTGTTTGGTGACGATTCAACATTACTTGTTGATGGTATAAACAGCAAAATACCTTCAGCAAATTTATCTGGTGCACTGCCGGCAATAGATGGTTCAGCACTTACAGGTGTTACAACAACAGAAACAGATCCAGTAGTAGGAGCAATTACAGGAATTGTAAAAGCAGATGGCTCTGGAAATATTTCAGCGGCAGTGGCAGGGACAGATTATCTTACAACTGTTGCTTTTGCTGACCTTACAAGCAAACCAACAACAGTGGCAGGATATGGAATTACTGATGCATTGACAAGTGTGCCAGCACAATCATTCGCAAGTTTAACAGGCAAGCCAACAACAATAGCAGGTTACGGAATCACAGACGCTTTAGAATTGGGTACTAGTGCCACAACTGCTCTTGCAGGTAACACCGCGTTGTTCTCAGGTGCATACAACGACTTAACAGGTAAGCCAAGTTTTATGACAGATGTTGTAAACGACACAACTCCACAACTTGGTGGTAATCTTGGCTTGAGCGGTAAAGATATTCTTGGTGTAGGAAATATTAACTTAACCCCGGGTACGATCACAGCAACAAGCGGAACACTAGGTTCAATACAATTAATAGACAACAACATATCATCTACTGACTCAACTCAATTATCAATACAGACTCCAACAAGTTTCACAAATGCTGGAGCACCTGGAGTTACAATAGACGGCAACATTACATTTGAAGCCACTGGTGCTATCACAGGTCCGGCAGTTGACATATATGGCATAGGAAACGGACAAGTAAAAATAGGTAACACAGGTTCATCTATCAATCCAGTTTTAGTAGGTAATGCAAACACCGCCGTAACAGTTGAAGGTGATTTGACAGTTAGCGACGAAGCGAAGTTCCAAAGAGGAGTACAACACAAATATTCTACAATAGATTCAGCAACAGGTGTAACTGCACATGATTGCAACAGTGGACAATTTTTTAGACACACAAATATTGCAGGTGACATAACAGTCAACTTAACAAATTTAAATTTAAACAATGGATATTCAACAGAAATAGTATTGTTGATAGAACAAGGTGCTTCGGCAAGAAACGTGACTGCACTTCAAATAGGTGGACAAGCACAAACGTTCCACGTACAAAGTGGACAGAACGTTAATACAAACACCAAAGACACAATATTAATTAAACTGTGGAGAACTGGATCAGGTGCCACAGATTATATTGCAATGAGGGAGATTTACAACCATTAGTAAATAGTTAATATGGCAAACAGGATACCTTTAGTAGTAAGTGATAACAAGATAAAAGAATTACCGGTCGGTGATAGTTTAAATCTATCAGGTAATTCAATTGTAAACGCAACAAGCATCGCGTCTACAAATATTAATCTTGGCGGCACAGTGTTCACAGGTTCTTACACAGAACTAACAAACAAACCTACTATACCTACAGACATCAGTCAACTAACAGACACAACTAATAAAATAGGTACAGGTGGCGGAACAACTTTCGTACAAGGTACAGGTGGCGGATTAATTATAGCAGGAGATGACAGTACTCAGGTAACAATTTTACCAAACAACACTTTACAAGTATCAGGTGGTACAGGAATCACAACAGCAATCACAGATGTTGCAGGGACACAAAGACTAACAATCACAAGCAGTGTCGTAGATACTAATACAACATACAGTTTTAATGCTGTTGATGGATCAGACTCAACTGAAAAAACTCTACAACTTATTGATAGCACAGGTGCAGTACAAAATGTTAAATTAAAACAAGGAACAAATGTTGGTATCACAAGAGTAGCAAATGATTTAACAATATCAGCAACAGACACAGATACGACTTACGGCATCCAGACTGCAACAGACAATCTAGGATTTCAAGTTTTAAGATTAAGTGGTTCTAATTCAGTTACAGACGATGTTGCAATTAAACCAGGAACAAATATTTCAATCGCTAGAGCAACTGATAATGAAATTACAATTAACAACACGCAGACTTTACCAAATGTTTTTGGAACTATTGCTGTTGCAGGACAATCTAGCATCAATGCAGATACAACAACAGACACATTAACGGTTGCAGGTGGTAATGGAATCACAGTAACCACAAACGCAACTAGTGACACATTAACAATCAGCACATCAACTCAAAGTCTTTTCGAAACATTCGTTGCTGATTCAGGAACTACAACGGCAAACAGTGGCACTGATACTTTAACAGTAACTGGTGGATCAGGTATTTCAACTTCTATTACTGGAGACACATTAACAATCGCATACACAGGTGCAGGCAGTGGACAAAGTGATGAATTCAGTAACATAGCAGTAGGTGTTCCTGGCAATAACGTATTGTTGATTGCAGATGATCCAAATGATATTTTATATATTAGTGGTGGAACAGGAGTTAATGTAACAGCAAGTGGTACGGGTACAGGTTCAACAGTGGATCAAGTCCTTATTGAAAACTCAGCACCAAATATTGTACAAAATGTTTTCCAAACAATTCAAGTGGACGGTGCGGCAACTACAACTGCCAACACAGCAACAGACACATTAACAATCCAAGGTGGCACTGACATAACAACTTCATTAGTTGGTGACGTTATCACAATCGCATACACAGGATCAGGTGGCGGTGGCGGTGGATCTGTCAACGATGCATTTAAAACTATTGCAATATCTCCTTCAGGTGGTAGTGTGATTGCAGATGCTTCTGAGGATACATTGACACTAGAGAATGGTAATAATATTTCTATGAGTGCAAACTCAGGCACGGACACAATCACAATCAATGCAACAGCATCAGGATCGAACGAACAGGTACAGTTCAACAATGCTGGAAACTTTGGTGGCGATTCAGATTTCACATACAATTCATCAACAAATACATTAACAATTAAAAATTTAATTGCAGAAAGCGTCAACCCACCATCAACATTAACAGGCACATACACTATTTCATCTCCAACTACAATTACATTAGATCCTACAAGTGAAATTATAAATGATGCACCAATGAAATTAAAAGGATACACAGTGGCACAACTGGGTTCATTAACTTCATCAGCGGGTGCAATGGTTTATTGTACAGATGAAACAGGTGGTTCGATTCCTGCTTTCTATGATGGAACAAATTGGAGAAGAGTCAGTGATAGAGCCATTGTCTCTTAATGTTACATGGATGAAAAAGAATATATCGTTACAGTAAAAGAAGGTGTTGATTGGCGTGAAGTCCATGAAGACCTAACAAAAGATAATCAAAAACAATTCATTCCAAATCACAAAGTACCAGTTGACGATTTAAGAGAAATCAACAAACGTAATACGCATTATCATCTTTCAGACCACGAAGCATCAGAATTAAGAAAAGATTCTAGAATAGAGGCAGTCGAAATACCTATGATACCTCAAAAGAAAGCACTGCAAGAAGGAGACTTCAATAGAGGCGGAACAGATTCAGGACAACAAGACAACTGGGGACTATTAAGACACATAGCAGACAATAATATTTTCGGAACATCATCAAGTGATCCGGGTGGAACGTATGACTATGTGCTAGACGGCAGTGGTGTAGATGTTGTTTTACAGGATTCAGGTATACACAAAACACACCCAGAGTTTCAAGATGCAAATGGAACAAGTAGAGTTCAAGAAATAAATTGGTTTACTGCTTCAGGAGTATCAGGAAGTCAACCAGCAAACTTCTACACAGACACAGATGGACATGGAACACACGTTGCATCGACAATGGCGGGACAAAAATTTGGTTGGGCCAAAAATGCAGACATCTATTCGCAAACAATATTGGACAATCCAGGAAATACTATATCAGTTGGAAATGCAATGGACACATTGTTAGGTTGGCATCAAGCAAAAACAAATAATAGACCTACTGTGGTCAACATGAGTTACGGTTATGTTTATTACCTTAACACAGCAACAACTCCAAACGGATTTGGTTTTAGTAGCAGTGGTCCTTGGTACGATTTAGTCAGCGGAACATACAGAGGAACACCACACACAGATACCACTAGAAGTAATTTAAGAACACGTGGAATAAATGGTCAATTCAGAGGAAATAGCCTTTACGGTTTTCCTGCAAGAGTGTCAAGTGTTGATGCTGATATAAAACAATTGACTGATGCAGGAATAATTGTGTGCATCGCGGCTGGTAACGACAGCATGAAGCATGATATTTCTACAGGCGTAGATTACAACAACAGTCTTGTGGTAACTGCTTTTGGAACTTGGTTTTATCACACAGGTGGCAGTCCTAATCTAAACGGCGAACCTGGTTTCAATGTTGGTGCAATAGGATTTTCAAACAGCAATGCCGCTTTCAACGAGAAAGCAAGTTTCAGTGATTCTGGTCCAGCAACCAACATTTACACTTGCGGACAAAATATCATTGGAGCATGGCCCACTACAACTTATCCTTATCATTATAATAGTTCATTTGGACAAAATAAAATTTCAGGTACGTCTATGGCGTCACCACAAATGGCTGGTATGGCGGCTTGTTTATTACAGGCACATCCAGACTGGTCACCTAGACAGGTAATGAATTGGTTTACAAGCAATGCCACATCAACAATTTTGAACACAGGACAAGATGACGATTATACAACAAGTAATAGTGTGCATGGCGGGCCTGCAAAAGTAGGATACTTACCATTAAAAGGTCAGAAACCGTTTGGAATAAACTAATAAATACAAGTAGGAGATAAAATGGCACAATCAGGAATAAACATTGGAACACTTGCAAACGACGGCACGGGTGATGATCTAAGAGAAGCATTTGTAAAAGTTAATAATAACTTTACAGAATTATATGCAAGATCACCTGAAAGCACGACTGCGGTTAATTTAGTAGCCGACGATGCCACGACGGCAGGTTTATTTGCACAGAAATCTTCACAAGAATTACAATTCAAAAGTTTAAAAGCGGGACCGAATGTCAGTTTATCTACAAGTAACAATCAAGTTACTATTACTTCATCAGGTATAGTAAGTATTTTATTCACAACTGATGCAGGATCAGTAGGTCCAATTAATGCTTCAGGTGTTGCTAGATTTTTAGGAACAGGCGGTGTAGCAACAACTGGTTCAGGAACGGATGTCACAATAGATTCTAAACTAGAAAGAGAAACTTCACCTAAACTAACTGCAACTTTAAATGTTAACAATCAAAATTTAACAAATGGTGGAACAATAACAGCATCAAACTTTGACGGTTTAGTAAGAGGTAAAAATGTTGCTGATATAGACAGTGTTGTAGGCTTTGATTTTGGTGGAATTCAAGGTGGCATATCTAATATCATTGAATGGTTAGAAGCAGATAATTCAGTTAATTTAGGTACCGTTGCAAGTCCTTCTAGCAAAGGCGTAGACTTAGGTTCTATATAATAATCACTTACACTACACATCTAATCCACGATAAATATCATTATGCATTCGATATGGACAGTACAGACAGGGCATAATTTAGGAACTTTACAGGAAAAAGTAGCCACAACAATTAATTTGCCTGTGTCAGGAGCAGACACAATAACAAAAATAGCAGGTACAATACCTCCTGGATTAAGACTATCTGGTACAACAATCACAGGTTCTCCATTTCAAGTAAGTAGAAACAGCACATTTGAATTTTGCCTAAGAGCAAAACACCAGACTAGAGTGCAGGATAGAACGTTTACGATAAACGTACAAGGGCCTGATGCTCCAACTTGGGTAACACCCGCAGGTACATTAAAGATTGGTGACAATAATCAACTATTTGTTTTAGACAGTGCAATAATAGATTATCAATTACAAGCCATAGATGCTGACTTGAGTGCAAATACAACTTTAGAATATTATATTTCAGAAGGTGGTGGAGAATTACCACCAGGACTTTCGATGTCATCCACAGGAAGAATAACTGGTACAATAGATCCAATACTTGCTTTAGATATCCAATCAAGCACAGGTTATTATGATTCAAATGATTATGCAAGTTCACCATTTGACTTTGGTATCCCTGGTGCATATGCTAATCAAAGTTTCTATTTTGATATAAAAGATTACCAAGAATTATACAATGCCAATGCACAAAATAGAGTAACAAGAAAATTAAACAGATACTACTCATTCACTGTAAATGTAACAGATGGAGATTCAATTGCAACTAGGACTTTTCAAATATTTGTTGTTGGTGATGACTTTTTAAGAGCAGACAACACAATAATACAAGTAGGTTCAGGAGTATTCACTTCAGATGGAACGTTCTTAAGAAATCCACAATGGTTGACTCCAGCAGATTTAGGATTTAAAAGAGCAAACAACTACGTTACAATCTATTTAGAATTATATAATCCAAGCACACTATCAGGAACGATAAGTTATTATCTAGAAAATACAAATCCGGACGGAACTTTCAGTGAACTACCAGAAGGAACTACGTTAGATTCCTCGAATGGAGAGATAGCAGGCAGAGTTCCATATCAACCGCAAATTACAAAAGAATATAAGTTCACAGTATCAGCCGTAAGAGCAGGTACAGGTGTTGATTTTGTAACTGTCAATATTATTCCTTATGAAGACCAACAACAGGGATCGGATCAATTAAAAATTAATAAACTGCCTGTAGGACTACAAGATGGATTAGACGATCTAAACAGTTTATTAAATGAAAAAATAAAAATTAATGATGTTGAATACACAGTGATCGGAGTAAACAACACGAATGCAAATTATGATGTATTAACTTTAAATCAAACTTTGACTGCAACGGATTTAAAAGTATACACAGGAAACGTTTACAATCCAAGCACATATAAAACTAATCCAACTTTAATTAATAGAGCGAACAATGAAATATTTGTGTTCAATAGAATATCCAAAGACAAATACAAAAATAGAATAATAAAAATTGGCAACAACGAATACAAAATTGAAGATATTCAAACAATTTTAAATGAAGGCGAGCCAGCATTACAAAATATTACAACAATGACTGCTATGGAAAAACTTGTATTGAATGTGCCATTAACAGATTCATTTGTTAACGAACAAAACATTTCAATAGCGGCATTCAAAGGAGTGACATACACAAAAGACTTCTTGCTTTCTAGCACAGATACAGAGCCAAAAGCGACAAAAACTTTCACAGTAAAAATGTTGGGAGAAGTAGATAGCACAATTACATGGTCAACTGCAACTGCATTAGGAACTATTAAAGCAAACTTGATGAGTCATTTAAGAGTTACAGCAACAAGCACAGTTCCAGATGCAAGATTAAAATATATTTTAACAAGTGGAACACTTCCACCAGGACTTGCATTAACAATTAACGGTGAGATAATTGGCAAAGTTAGATTAAATCCAGACGGAACATTACCTGGCGTGACTGCATTTGACAGTCGTGCATTTTCATTCGACGGTGGAACTACCACTGTTGATGCAGGATATTCTTTCACTGTAAGAGCACAAGATAGATTTGGATTCAGTTCTGTTGAAAGAACTTTTACAATAAAAACTACTATAGGTGGGTCAGCAGAATACACTAACTTATACGTACAGCCTTTATTAAAAGAATCACAAAGATCATATTTCAAAGATTTTATTAGTAATTCAAATATATTTGATCCAGATAAAATTTATAGACCCACTGACAAAGACTTTGGATTGCAGAAGAATTTAAGAATGCTATTGTACGCAGGCATTGAGAAAAAAGCAGTGGCAAATTATGTAACAGCCACATCAAGTAATCATAAAAGAAGAAGATTTAACTTTGGTGAAATAAAAACAGCCACAGCAAACTTTGAAGGAACCACAACAGCGGCTTACGAAGTTGTTTATGCAACAATAGTTGACCCTAAAGATTCTACAACCAACCAAACAGCAAGTTCAATTAAGATTGCACAATCACAAAACAAGGTTAAAGTAAATCAAACACAATTAGAAGTGACTGATGATGTCACAAAATTAAACGTTGGTGGTGCAACATACACAATTTTTGTAAGAGAAGGCTCTGCTATTAACATAGGAGCAGTTGGAAACGATTTAGAAATACTATCTCGTACAGGAAGATTATTAATTAATGTACCTAATGGACAATTATTTGTTGATATGGTTACAGGTCCAGACTTATTGGTTGGATCGGTCGCAGAAAGTCCAGCAGATCCATTTAGATTCAGACCTAAGAATGCAGTGATCAAAGTTGACAGTGATTTAATCAAAGCGAGTGCATCAGATGATTACACAAGATATATTAGTAACATTAGCAATATGCGTGATAAAGTAAAAGCATTAGGTTCAACAGAAGGTGCGTTGTTACCTTTATGGATGCGTACAGCACAATCAGGCAGTTTGGCGGCAATGGGTTATGTGTCTGCTGTGCCAATTTGTTTCTGTAAGCCAGGACAAGCGGAATCCGTTAGATTAGCAATCAAAAATAGCACATTTGACATACGTCAGATAAACTTTGAAATAGATAGATACGTTGTGGAAGGCACTACTGGCAATAAAGAGGATCAGTACGTACTCTTTCCTGACTATCACTATAATATATAGGATAAATAACAATAAGGAACATTAAATTATGGCAATAGACGATACAAGCATAGATTCAACATTTCCAGTTGCTGGACAAGATAACAATAGTCAAGGTTTTAGAGATAATTTCTCTACAATCAAAAACAATTTCACGATTACAAAAACGCATATAGCAGAAGTTACTACAAACTATGCTAGAAAAAATGCGGCAAATAACTTTTCAGGCAATGAAATAACTGGTGCATTGTTTAAACAAAACTTTACAAAAATACATTCTATTGGCACAATCACTTCTGCGGCTAACGTTTCCACTACAAACGGAAACTTTCAATACGCAGTTGTAGGTGGCGACCTTACAATTACAATGACTGATTGGACACAGAACAACAGTTCAATGGAGAAGGTTGTTGTACAATTAGTTCAAACAGGTGGAGCAAGAAACGTTACTTTCGCAACTAATGGCGGAACAGTTAAAACAGACTTCAGTCAACCAGTTTCAATAGACAGTGCGGCTAATCCAAAAGTTTTTGAATTATACACTTACGATAAAGGACAAACTGTTTACGTTCATTATGTAGGTCAGTTTTCATAATGTTATGTCTTTGCACCCTTTCAGTAAAGATCTAAAAGAAGTTTCTACTAACGACATCGAAAAACAATTACAAGAATTAAGAAGCAAGTATCTTAAGGCACGTAATCCAGAAATCCAAAAACAATTAAATTTTTTCATAATAGATTTACAAGAAGAATTGAAAATGCGTTGGTACGAGGAGCAAAAACAGATTGCCAAAGATAGCGGAAAAGATCTTGACAATTTGATTAATATCGAGTAGTATAAAGAATGCAAAAACAATCGATAAGTCAAAAAATAGCCAAATTAAAATCAGACAAAAAGAAATTCAAACGCAAAGTGGCATCCAAAGCCAAATTAAAAGCAAGAAGATTATTGACTTATTAGTCAAAATCAGTTACAATTAGATATGCAAATTGATTCTTTAGGACTGCCTAAGTATGGTACAGATGATTTGATGGATCTAATTTACAAAGGTAAATTGGATACTTTGTTTAAAGTGTACACAGAAGATAACGAAGACACAAAACAATTCAATCATGCAGTAAAAGACACAGGAACAGGTCAGGCATTAAAATTCTATGAAAAAATGGACATTAGTCTTGAAGAGTTTGATTCATTATTACAGAATGAATGGTTCATGCCAAATAGTTACAAACAATTTGATATGGAAAAATATTTAGAGCAAGTGTGTCCTGATAATGATATATCCAAGCAGAGGGTAAAAGATGAATTACAAGCATTTAGAAAGATGGGTTTCGAAAATTTATTAAAGTTCTTACACTTTTTGGTAACGTTTATGCGTGATAACAAAATTGTATGGGGTGTAGGCAGAGGCAGTTCGGTAGCAAGTTATGTATTATTCCTATTAGGAGTACACAAAGTTGATTCAATTCAATATGACTTGGACTGGCAGGAGTTCCTTAGATAAATACATACATAATAGGAGAACCACAATGGCAGTAAAACAAACAGGCAGAAAAACATATAAAACCATGCAAGGTAAAGCCGTGGACATGGACCTTTTAAGAAAAAGAAACGAACTAGAAATAGCAGTTGGCAATGCCAAAGTTAATGCTAGAGGCGACGAATTAGGTACAGGCGGTAAAATAGTTAAGAAGAGAGAAGACGTTCTTGCTGACTATTACAGAGACAATCCAAGCAAGGTACCTGTAGTTGAGAAAGGTGCAGAACCAGTGCAAGACGCTGAAGCACCAGTAGAACCTAAAGCAGAAGAATCCAAAGAAGAATGGACTGAAGATGCTGAAGGTAATTTTGTAAAAAAAGGCGAATAATAAAATGCCAATTGATCCAGGTATGCTAGGGCACACCAAGGAGACATATACAGTCTACCAAGCCGATACAATTACACCAATTCACGACAGAGTGTTAGTAACCGATATGGAATTCGGTGAACAAAAGACTGCTGGCGGTATAATACTTCCAGGTGATGATGGACAAGCAAGAGGCATACACCCAAGATGGTGTAGAGTACTTGCAAAAGGTCATGAAAACGATGACGAATATGAAGTTGGCGATTGGATATTGGTAGAACATGGCAGATGGACTAGAGGCTTAAAAGTTGAAATGGCACAAGAAGGCAAAATAACAGTTAGGGCAGTAGAGGCACAATCCGTTTTAGGAGTATCAAAAACCAAACCAGATACCCAACTTACCAGAAAAACAGATTCCGAAAAACCTTACGTTGCTGAGGGCAAGTAATACTTGACAAATTAGCATAGTGCCATTATACTATGCATATGAGAATTCCAGAAATAAGAAGTAAAGGTATTAATACAACTGGCTTAACAGGCATTGTGTTAATGACGCTCCATATATTAGGACATCTTACTGGTTGGGCATGGCCCATACTTTATGTCTTACTAATAATGAGCGGTATAGGACAAGAGTATTATAAAAAGAAGGACATCTAGTGTATAAACCATTACCAGATGGCATCACAATAAAAGATTCCAACGTCCAAGGACTTGGTGTGTTCGCCACGAAAGACTTTGACGCTGACGTGGTGTTGGGCATTGTGCATATTTTAAATAAAAATTTTCCACATGGTGCGATTAGAACAGCACTCGGCGCCTTTTACAATCATTCAGATAATCCTAATTGCAGAAACGTTGCAGGCTTCTGGCATCAACTGCCTGTAAAATACTTGATGACTGTTAAACCTATCAAGGCTGGAGAAGAACTTACTGCCGAATATTCATTGTATGATGATTTCGACGAGCAAGGAAATTAATGATAAAAGTATATTGGACAAGATCCTACATAGGACATGAAAAGATTAAAGGATTAGGACTCAACACAAAAGCGATGTTAAGTGCTTTAAGAGTTCCTGCTCCTGAGCCATTAATGAAACACATGGATCATAAAACGTTCTTTGGTCCTGAGGTAAGCAGATGTCCTTCTATTGTGGACGATATAAAAAATGTTTTCGTAATTAAAAGTCCAATGGATATGAAAATTAATATAGATGAAGCAAAAAGTAGAGTTAACATCGAAAAACAATCGCCCGACTTTGCACAATTATTCTTAGGTAACCCTCAAGGCAAATGGGGACTACATCAAGTGGGTGCATTAGGATATCTTTTCTTTGCAGAAAAAAGTTTAATGATCAATCAATTGCCAGCCTATTACGATAACAACGATTACACTGATAAGACCAACACAATTACAGCAAGTTTTGATGTAGGGAATTGGTTTAGGCCCGCAGGTAAACCTGTGTTCCAAATTAAAAAGGATGTAGCAAGTATTGACATCAGAGAGGGTGATGCGTTATTATATGTTAAATTTAATACAAGTGAAAAGATAAAACTTATAGAATTTGATGATGTGGAGTTCAATCAACTTGCAGAAAGAAGTCCGGAGTATATGTGTGGTACACTTAAAGACCATAGTGAAAATATTATTTCTTTGCAGAAGTGTTATGATTACTTCAATAGATTTAAAATGAAAAGAAGAATAATGAAACTAATAAAAAGGAACTTGATATGAAAAAACAAGAAATAAAAGAAGTAGAAGAGTATAACAAATACGTAATGGAACGTATGCATCCAGCGGCAATGATACCAGGATTTTTTATTGCATTTATGGTCATTGTTGGTTGTTTGTTTAAAAATTATATGGGGTGGTAATGAAAGAACTTTGGGTAGAAAAATATCGTCCTAAGACTATAGATGAATATGTCTTTAGAGATGAACAACAACGTAAACAGGTTCAGCAATGGATAAAGGAAAAAACTATTCCGCATTTATTGTTCAGCGGTAATGCAGGTATAGGTAAGACAACACTTGCAAAAGTTTTATTCAACGAACTTGAAGTAAATGATTTAGATGTATTGGAAATAAATGCAAGTAGGACAAATAGTGTCGATGATATAAGAAACACTATCATAAACTTTGTGCAAATGATTCCATTTGGTGCATTTAAGGTTGTGTTGTTAGATGAAGCAGATTATCTAAGTCCAAATGCCCAGGCGGCACTACGTGGTGTGATGGAAGAGTATCATACAACAAGCAGATTTATTTTAACTTGTAACTATCCTAACAGAGTTATTCCAGCACTTCACAGCAGATGTCAAGGTTTCCATATTGAACGTATTGACCAAACAGAATTTACAACAAGGGTTGCAAAGATACTGATGGATGAAGGAATTACTCCAGACTTAGATATATTAGACACGTATGTGAAAGCACACTATCCTGATTTAAGAAAAACTATCAACACAGTTCAATTGAATTCTACTGACAATACGTTGATTGCTCCAAACAAATCAGATAAAGCAGAAGCAGATTACAAATTGCAAATGACAGAATTATTCAAACAAGGAAAAATTACTGAAGCAAGGAGACTGGTGTGTTCACAGGCACGTCCAGATGAAATTGAAGACATATACAAATGGTTGTATGACAATATTGCTTTATTCGGTGATGAAGCCAGACAAGAAAAAGCAATTCTAGTCATCAAGAAGGGCCTAGTTGATCACACATTGGTTGCAGATCCAGAAATTAATCTTGCCGCAACTATGATTCAACTGCAAAATATCTAAATACATTATGACTTATGTTGTAAATGACAAATGTGTGATGTGTAAACACACCGACTGCGTTGAAGTCTGTCCAGTTGATTGTTTTTACGAAGGCGAGAATATGTTGGTCATCAATCCAGACGAGTGTATAGACTGTGGTGTGTGCGAGCCAGAATGTCCAGAAGATGCAATCAAATCAGATCAAGATCCAGATGGAGAACATTGGGTAGAGTTCAATAAGACATGGTCTCAAAAATGGGAAGTGATAGATACTAAAAAAGATCCACTGCCCGATTACGAAAAACATTCAGGGGAAGCGGATAAAATTAAGAAATACTTTAATGACAAGTAGCCTACAAGTTGAATTTATAGATAAAATGGGAACGGATCTTTCCGTTGTAAATGCCGCTAGAGTTTCCTACGCAAAATTCAAAGACAGTTTCGAAGACAAAGACGAAAAATTAATTAAGTTTCTAGCAGAACACAATCATTGGTCACCATTTGCACACGCAAGTTTACAATTTAGAATAAAGGCTCCTGTGTTCGTTGCAAGGCAACTTGTAAAACATCAGGTTGGTCTTGTATGGAATGAAATCAGTAGACGTTACGTGGACTATACACCAGAACTTTATGAACCAAAAGAATGGAGAGGAAGACCTCAGAATTCCAAACAAGGTTCAGATGGCACAGTGTCCATAGACTCTAACGAGAAACACAGATTAGATATGACCATGGAACAATGCAAGATAATTTACAACTCATTAATAGGAAAAGGTATAGCACCAGAGCAGGCAAGAATGGTACTGCCACAGTCTATGATGACGGAATGGATATGGTCTGGTACCTTGTATGCTTTCGCTAGAGTATGTAATTTAAGATGTGCTAAAGATACTCAAGAAGAAACAAGAGAAGTAGCGAATCAAATACATAATATTTGTAAAGAGGAGTTTCCAATAAGTTGGAAATATTTAAAAAATGCTTAGAGCCAGTCATATATTAATTGCACACGAAGACGCAACTAGAACTCAAAGAAATGTTTCAAGGGAAGAAGCACTATTTTTGATTGCTGATATACAAAAGAAATTATTAGAAAATGAATTATCGTTCGAACAAGCCGCGAAAATGTTTAGCGATTGTCCTAGCGGAAAAGCCAACGGTGGCGACTTAGGTATTATAAAAAGATCACAAATGGATAAACTTTTTATGATTTTCCTGGAACAATTATCAGAAGGTGAGGTAAGTGGTATTTGCTGTACTCCGTTTGGTTTCCACTTAATACGTAGAAACGTAACTATACAGATAAATCAATCACCGTAAATATCTAGCACTTCTTGGACTGCTTTATTTCTTAACACATCCTTTTTGACAAAGTTTACAATGTCAATATACTTGCTAGACGTCTCGTTCAGTTTGTGAATAAAGTCGGATAACCCATTATCTCTAGGCCTATCAGTTTGATGTAGGTCGCCAGTAACTGCTAGTTTGCTATGTTTGCCGATCCTAGTCAACAACATTTTCATCTGATTGACTGAGGCGTTTTGCATTTCATCTGCTACTATGTAACTATTATGAAAAGTTCTGCCCCTCATATAAGCCAAAGGTGATATCTCGATAATACCTTCATAAAGCATATTTCTTATATCATTCGTTGTGTAGTATAATTTGAATACATCAAATATAGGGATGGTCCATGGTGCCATTTTTTCTTCTAAACTACCCGGAAGAAATCCTATATCCTCGTCCACACTTACTACCGGACGAGTAACAACTATCTTATTGACTTGTTTTTCTTTGAACATTTTGACGGCTACCTGAACAGCAAGTAACGTCTTCCCAGTACCAGCAGGACCTATGCCTAAGACGATGTCTTTAGCAGGATCTAGAAGTTTTAACAGGTATGACTCTTGATTCACGTTCTTAGGAACAATGTTTACCTGTTTTGATACTTGTGGAAGATATTGTTTGAAAGGCAATACGTTCGCCCTGTTCTGGTGCCTTTTGGATGATTTTTTACCCATTAGCACTCCTTATTAATTGAAGCAAAAATAGTATTTGCATAAAATTATTTAATGCTTTAAACTGCTTACAAAACTGCTCATATAAGTCAGCCCCTATTGATAAATACTTAAAAAGGTACCCACATATGCAAGATATTAAAGATATTATAGCAACCATATCAAACGTCTATGAAAATGACACGGCATTCACAGTCCTAAAAGACTTTGAAAGAGTGTTAGATGAATTAGATTTATACGTGTACGACAACTGGGAAACGGGCGAATTAGTAGAAGGCCCTAAGATGGCTAGACACTTTATTACTTGTTCTTTCATGTGGCCCAGAGAGAAAATGCCAGACCCAATGGGTGGCAAAAGATTAACAGACTTTGGCTGTAAAGTATTCTTCAAAAAAGATGTTTACATATTTCCAAGAAAAATTTTACAACAAAACGATATCAGACCAGGTACTAAAAAAGGTAAACTAGATCAGATGCCTATCTGGATAGTTGAAATAAGAATGCCTAAAGAATTAATTAGAACAATTTACAGCGGATACGAAGCAGAACAAGATTTCAATGTAGATCCTGCTAATTCAGAAGTTGTGGACGATGCAACTCCAATTGAAAAAGCAGATACTATCGTTCCAGCAGAAGGCGAATAATGGGACTTAATCAACACGATTTAGAATTCACAGTAGATCCTATCTTCGAAATAGATTCATACAAATCTAAAATGGGAGATGATCAAGACATAGTCGTATTAAGTTTCAGTGTAAGCGGAGAACAACCTGCAAAAGATTTAGTAAACTTCATCGAGACAGGATATAACTTTGTTTTAGATGCTGATAAGACAAGTGGTGAACAAGCAGATAAAAAATATAGAGTGTTCGTTGAGATGGAAAGAAATAGACACGTTCCAAATCAAATAATAGAAATATTAGATGGCGTAAAAAAATTAACAAATATGCCTGAACTTAGATTTAGATACTACAAAAATTTTAGAAGCATTCCAGCAGACGAGTCAAACATAAATGAACAAGTTCCATTAGATTCAGGCACATACGACATCAAAAGAAATGAAACTAAAATGGAAAACTACAAAAATTTCTTTGCAGACAGTTATGTTGATGAGGTCTTTATGGAAGGAAACAACGTGCATATGCACAAAAAATATGGTGACAATATCGTGTTTAACTTTATAGACATGGGTTGGAAAAAAGAAGTGCTTGAAAGCATAAAAGAATCTATTCAGATTGAAGCATTTCCAGAAATAATTTTCTTAAGTAAGTATGTTGGTGACTACAACATTACCAAATTTGGTAACAAATTGGTATTTGAAAATAACGGTCACTGCGTGGTACTTAAGAGAGATGAGATTATCTAAAAACTTTACACTCCAGGAATTTACTAAAAGCCAAACAGCCTTGCGTCATGGCATTGATAATACTCCAGGTGAAGAACATCTTACAAGTGCCAAATCTTTATTTGAAAATGTAGTACAGCCGGTGAGAGAAAATTTTGGAGTCACTGTAATAAACTCAGGATACAGAGGACCAAAATTAAATGAAGCAGTTGGAGGTTCATCTAAGTCGCAACACTGTAAAGGTGAAGCAGTAGATATAGAATGTCCAGGAACAAGTAACTACGCAGTCGCAAGTTGGATTGAACAAAATTTAGATTTCGATCAACTCATATTAGAATTTTACACACCAGGCATACCTGATTCAGGTTGGGTACACGTTTCATATAAATCCGAAGGCAACAGAAAGTCCATACTTACTGCCATGAAGGAAAATGGAAAGACAGTTTACAAGCCTGGATTAATAGAATGAAGACCCAACAATTTATCACAGCATTCCATTACGACGATTTAGAACCTAGCATTGAACTAGAAAAATATTGCAAAGAAGTAAAATTAAAAGATGTTGAAGAACATAACACATCTTTCTTTGAAGAAAATCAAGAAGCACTGGCAAAATTATTAGTACCTGTTGTAAAAAATTTTTGGCAAGAGGCAGGCATAATGCATGGCTTCAAAGGATTTAGATTGAAACATATCTGGATACAACAATACAATGAAAGTCACTCACATAGACTTCACGTGCATGGACCTTTACCCAACGATTGGTCATTTGTTTATTATGTTGAGTGCAATGATGATTCCGCTGAGACTGTGTTTTACAATTATGGATATCCATATGTGGATCATAACCATCACAAAGTAAAACCTAAGAAAGGTAGATGTGTGCTATTTCCTGGCGCAATGCCGCACGAAGCGATGCCTAACAAGGAAGATACACGGTTAGTTATAAGTGGAAATTTATCATTCGATACTTGATAAATAGTAGCATATAATTATGGAACAGAATAAAAAATATTGTTTGAACTGTGGCAATGAATGTCATGAAGGAAAAATATTGTATAGAACAGAACGTACATATGCTTCAGAAGGTTCAGAAGAATACAAAATAGAAGTGTGTAGACACTGTCGTTGTGGAGAATTAGAAACAGAATGATTTTTGGACAAATAAAAATGTTGATTACAATCCTGCTTATAACAGGTATAGCGGGTGCGGGTATGTACGTGATGAAATTAAGATCGGACAACGCAATTTTAAAAGCAAATCAACTTAAATTAGAGACAGCAGTTGCAGAACAAAACAAAGTGCTTGAACAACAAGAAAAAGATTTCAAAGCAATAATGGAAAGCAACAAGAAACTTAATGTATTGATCAATACATTTAAGAAAGATTTACAAGACCTAGATAAAAGATTCACAAAGAAAAACAGAGACATCGGCAAACTTGCACTAGAAAGAACAAAAGCAATTGAGAGAATTGTCAACGGTGGTGGTAAAAATGCGGCTAGATGTATTGAATTGGCATCGGGTGCAGAACACACCGAAGCAGAACTTAAAGCAACATTGAAATCAGAAATTAACCCAGAGTGCCCGGCACTTGCAAATCCAAACTATGTACCATTTAAATAAAATATTAGCAGTAGCATTTATCATATTACTAACAGGTTGTAGTATCGGTGGCGAAAAGAAAATTAAAATATTCTCAATTGAAAAACCAAGAGAGAAATTAGACTACCCTATGCCAACACCATTGCAAATGGAAGAGATCTACTGGCATATCATTACAAGTGAAAATGCAGAAGAAGTATTTAAGAAACTTGAAGAGGCAGGAATAGACCCTGTGTTGTTTGGAATAACAGACAAGGACTTCCAAGTACTTGCAAGAAACTTCGCACAGATTAGACAAAAATTACAGGAAACAAACAACTTATTAGAAGAGTATAAGAAGTATTACGAAGGTACTGAATAAATACTACTATTATAGACGAGGAGTTATATGGGAAAGTTTAACGATAGATTGATGACAGAGTTTTGGCCACCTAGAGGCTGGAGACTGGGCAGAGATCTAACATATACAACAAAAGATATTACAGCAGACGAAATTAAAACACTTAAAGCAGTTGGTGTGAAAATAAAAAGAGACACAAACAAAACTGAAAGTATTGTTGTGCCTGCAGGATTCGAAACAGATTTAGCATCAGTGCCAAGAGCGGCATGGGCCTTGATTGCTCCATGGGACGTGGCAAGAGCGGCAATAGTTCACGATATATTGTACAAAACAATTAGACAGTATAGATGGAAAATGAAAACAAAAGAAGATAAAGATTTAGTAGCAAAAGCAAAAGTGATAAGCGATAAAGTATTTCTTCTTGCAATGAATGACGCACATCCACCAGTAGCACAATGGAAAAAATTTTCCGCATGGAAAGCCGTTGACCTATTTGGAAATGGTTCAATTGTGCCTAACAAGGATAACATCTAATGTGGTTCTTTTTAATTAAATCAATCGTAGGTGCAATACTAGGACAAGCAACAAACAGTTGGTTCAAGAAAACTAAAATGGGTGTTTGGTTCTATGCAAAAGTTGACTGCTGTTATAATTGGGCGGCAAAAAGATATGATTTACAAGTTTTAAGCAAAGAAGAAAAAGCAATGAAACGTTTTCCTGCATTAACTAAAAAGATGGCAGACTTAGAAAAACGAATTAAGAAATTGGAGAAATAATAATGGCTGAATTAAAAGAAGATATGTTAGTGCCAAAAGTTAAGGTAAAAGAAGTTTCCAAAGAGTACGAAATTCCAAAAGAAGACCTTGTGCCAAAAACAGGTGACGAAGCACCAACTTGGTACAACAAAACCGCAGGTATATTAGACAAATTTAGATTTATTCCTAGACTGATTATGTTGGCTTACATCTATGCTTTCTATAAGTCAATCACATGGTTCATGACGTTGCCAGAACCTTCAAATGCTCAGGCAATGTTTATATCAACAATAGTAGGTGCCGGTGCGGCATTCTTTGGATTATATGTTGGTAAACCAGGTGCCAATTTGCCTAAAGGTAAAAAATAACAACAATCCGAAAATATTAAATACTACAAAGGACTTGACTTTTTGGTAGGAGTCATTATATAATATAGATATGGATTATTACAAAACATTAGGCGTGAATAAAAATGCATCACAAAGTGATATCAAAAGTGCATTTAAAAAACAAGCCATGAAACATCACCCGGACAAAGGTGGTGATCCTAAACAATTTCAACAACTGAACGAAGCATACGAAGTATTAGGCAACGCACAAAAGAAAAGTCAATACGATATGTTTGGCTCTGCTAATCCACAACAAGGTGGTCCAGGAAGAACATGGGAATTTAGAAGCGATAGTTTCCCGGACGATATAGGTGATGTATTCAATCAATTCTTTGGCGGAGGCAGATCGCCCTTTGGACAACGTCAACCATTTAGAAAAAATAGAGATATCATAATACAAACTGAAATATCTTTAGAGGATGTCTTGACTGGAAAGGAAATGATTGCTACGTATAGATTAACTAATGGCAAAGAACAAAGTGTCAATATAACTTTACCTGCAGGAGTGGATAATAACACAACTATAAAATTTCCATCTCTTGGCGACGACTATCATTCAAATGCTCCACGAGGAGACTTAATGGTTAGAGTAAGAGTGCGTAGACATCCTAAATGGAATAGAGACGGACCAAACCTGCACACAATAGAAAAAGTAAATGTATTTGATCTAATGATTGGAACCAAAAAAGAAATAACAACCTTAGATGGCAAGAAATTATCTATATCAATTCCTAAGGCTACTCAACCAGGAACTGTATTAAGTATTACTGAACAAGGCTTACCAGCAAGAGGTGGTAGAAGAGGAAACATATATTTGACAATACAAGCGGATATACCAAACATTACGGATCAAAACACGTTAAACAAAATTAAAGGAATAAGAAATGGAACTGATTAAAGCACCAAACGAATTTTTAGAAAAACAAGTTAAGCCTTTTGACTTTGAAAACATGGATGCAGGAAAAATATCTAATGATATGGTAGAAACAATGCTGAAGTATAAAGGTATAGGACTTGCTTCTAATCAGGTTGGAATTGATGCACAGATATTTGTAATGGGAGAAGAAAAACCTATCACAGTTATCAATCCTATAATAACAGAAGTAGGACCTGAAAGAGTTGAAATGGAAGAAGGTTGTTTAAGTTTTCCAGGACTATATTTTAAAGTAAAAAGACCATCAGTTGTGAGTGTCCAATATCTTGACATTGAACAAAAAGAATGTATAATAAAATTAGAAGGACTTCATGCTAGAGTATTTCTACACGAATACGATCATCTCCAGGGTATTACATTTGATCAAAGGATATCAAAACTACGTTTGGAAATGGCAAAAAAGAAACAGGAAAAATTATTAAAGGATTTACATGGTTGAACCAAGTGGTGATTTACAGGCAGTATTTGACAGAGCAGTAGGCAGTGCTAAAAGTTGGAGGCACGAATACGTTACTCTAGAACATCTACTCTTCTCTATGCTTGAAGACAAAAAGTTCAACGGCATAGTAAAAGACTTTGGTGCAGATCCAGAAGATATGAAAAGTCATTTAAAAACATATCTTGATACAAAATTAGAAAAAATTAAAATGCCGACAGGCAAATACAAACCTAAGAAGACTGTCAGTGTCGAAAGAGTTTTAAATAGAGCATTCACGCAAGTATTGTTCAGTGGTAGAACAAACATAGACTTAACAGACGTATTCATGAGTTTATTATCCGAAACTAAAAGTTGGGCATATTATTATATCATGGAAGCACAGATTGATAAAGATAAATTCCAAGATTTCTTACACAATGAAATGGAAGAACTGTTTGAAGACGAAATTGATGTAAGCGAAACGAAACGTGCATTAAGCAAATACACATCTAATTTAAACAACGAAGTTAAAAAGAAAAAAATTGATCCAGTGATAGGAAGGATTGAAGAATTAAATCAAATTGCATTATCTCTAGGACGTAGAACTAAAAACAATGTAATTTTAGTTGGTGATCCAGGAGTAGGTAAAACTGCCATCGCTGAAGGACTTGCATTTAATATTGTTAATAACACTTGTCCAGATTTCCTAATAGGCTACGAAGTTTACAATTTAGACATTGGTGCAATGTTGGCTGGTTCTAAATACAGAGGTGACTTTGAAGAACGTTTCAAAATGGTGTTAAACGGTTTAAAGAAAAAAGGTAAAACAATTTGTTTTATCGATGAAGCACACAATATAAGTGGTGCAGGAGCAGGTGGTGGACAAAATAGCAATGACTTGGCAAACTTACTGAAGCCGGTTTTAACCAAGGGTGATTTAAAAGTTGTTGCGTCCACAACTTGGGAAGAATATAGAAAATACTTTGAAAAAGACAGAGCATTAATGAGACGTTTCGCAAGAATAAGTGTAGACGAACCTGACAAAAATACAACACTAGAAATTTTACACGGACTCAAAAAATACTACGAAGAGTTTCATAACGCAACTATATTAGATGAAGCGATAGAATCTTCTGTTAAATTAAGTGTCAAATATCAAACAGATAAAAAATTGCCTGATAAAGCAATAGATTTAATAGACTTGGCTTGTAGTAGATTTAATTTAAAAGACCAAAACGTAGATAGAGTTATAGGCGCAGACGAAATACAATTTGAAATATCTAAACAGGTTAAAATGCCTGTAGAAAATATTGCAGAAAAAGAATCAAGCAATCTTGCAAACTTATCTAAAAACATGAACGCAACGGTGTTCGGACAGGAAAAAGCAATTAGCACAGTCGTAGACAAAATACTTGTTGCCCAGGCAGGACTGAAACGTGATAACAAACCTATTGGTTCTTTTGTGTTTATGGGACCGACTGGTTGTGGTAAGACTGAAACTGCAAAACAATTGGCAGAGCAACTAGGAGTTCAATTAGTAAGATTTGATATGTCGGAATATCAGGAAAAACATTCTGTAAGTAAATTAATTGGTTCACCTCCAGGTTATGTAGGCTTTGAAGAAAATACAGGACTATTAATTACAAAATTACAAGAACATCAAAATTGTGTATTACTTTTAGATGAGGTTGAGAAAGCACACCCAGACGTTTCACAAATATTATTGCAAATTATGGACGAAGGAACTATACAAGGTAATAATGGTAAGTCAGCAAACTGTAAAAATATTGTGTTAATACTTACAACTAACCTAGGTGCTGATCAACTAGAGAAAAATGCTATGGGTTTCAATCAAACTAAAGATGCTGAATATGATGACAAAGATATTAAACGTTTCTTTGCTCCAGAATTTAGAAATAGACTAGACGCAACTGTGGTATTTGCTAAACTATCTAAAGAAGTGTTAATTAAAATTGTAGGCAAATTTATGCTAGAATTAAAGAATATGCTTAAAGAAAAAAGTGTTAAATTAGAACTTACAAACGAAGCAATTGATTATCTAGTAGAAAATGGTTACGATAGCAAAATGGGTGCAAGACCTATGCAACGTCTAATAGATGACAAGATCAAGCAACCTTTAAGTAAAGAACTGTTATTTGGTAAATTAAAGCAGGGTGGTGAGGTCAAAGTAACCGCAAATGATAAAGGTTTAGTGCTTGATATACCCGATAACGTTAAACTTTTAGAAAAACAAGCCTAGCATCACTAGAAGGCATATAGGCTAAATATAAGCATATGCCAGCAACAAGCACAACAATAATGTCAAATCAGACCCATCCAGGTGATAGTACAAGTACGACTGTCACAGGTGATAAGTTTAAAGGTGATGGATATTACGGTAGATCAGACGGTTTTCACACTGTCCAGATGAATGTACTTGGTGTTGCTGGTACAATACAAATACAAGGAACATTAGCAACTACACCTGCAGAAGCAGACTATTTCAATATTGCTGGCGCTTTATATGATAGTACAACTGCTGGGAAAGATGGTTCTTTTGTTTTTAACTTTACAGGAAACTTTGTCTGGATTAGAGCAGTGTTAGTTTACACAGATGGCACTGTCAGTTCAGTGATGTTGAACAATTAATATGCACCATTATATAAACATTATAAAAGAAAAAGACTTTACAGAATCAGAAATAGATACGTGCTTATGGCACAGTGCCGTTGGTCTTTTAGAGAGTGAAACAAATTACATCACGTTCGAAAACGTAGACGGCAATCAAGTATTAAGACTTGAATTACACAGACAATTAGACGAATTTGAATCAGATGAACTTGCAGATGCAATTTCTAAAAACTTACAAGAAATGGGTGTAGAAGGATTAGAAGTTGAAATTAGCAATAACGATCCAGAAGAAGAAACTTATGACGGAGACAGTTTCCATGAAGCATATGGAGATATGTTTTACAATGAAGACGAATCTTTAGACGAAGCAGAGTACAGAGGAAGAAAAGTTTCACTAGGCAAACCAATGCGTGGTGATGTTAAAAAATTTAAAGTGTATGTAAGAGATCCGAAAACAAAAAATATTAAAAAAGTAAACTTCGGTGATCCTAATATGAGAATTAAAAAATCTAATCCTGCAAGACGTAGAAGTTTTAGAGCAAGACATAACTGCGATAATCCAGGACCAAGAACAAAAGCAAGATATTGGAGTTGCAGAAAATGGTAAGACTAGTAGAATTTACAGATGAAATGCGTTTAGATTATGATCTAATGGACGACTTATTCCATTACATGATGAACGACGATGACTTTTATAGAAAAAATTATTATCCTGCAATGAACAAAGCAAAGCAAACAGGCAACAGTGAAATGATGATGCCTGTGATTGAATATGCTATGACGGAATATTCAAAAAAATTTAAAGTACCATCTAGAATGATGGACATGGTTACACCTGAAGACAAGAAAACTTTAATGGCTAGAATGTTTGATGCTGAAAATGAGGAGTAATCATGCGTATTGTAGAAGTTGTAGAGGCTCCAAGTAAAACGGCAGTATTCGCATTTGGCAGAATGAATCCGCCAACAGCAGGTCACAAAAAATTAGTAAACACAATCATGAAACAGGCAGGAGACCATTACCTGTTTTTAGGGCCATCTAAAAGTGCCAGTCCCGCAACAGATCCTTTAACACACGATCAAAAAGTAAAATACGCAACAGCAATGTTTCCAGGAATACAATTAGGTGACAGTTCAGTTAGAACTTGGGTACAAGCAATGCAATACCTACAAAAAAGAGGATACACAGATATCATATACGTTGCTGGTAGCGATAGAGCAAACACATTCAACACATTATTAAACAGATACAATGGCAAGGACTATAACTTCACTTCTATTAAAACTGTAGACGCAGGCACTAGAGATCCTGACTCGCCCGGAATTGAGGGGATTAGCGCCAGTAAAATGCGTGAATTAGCGGCGAGAGGCGACGAAAAGAACTTTATTCGTATGACGCCATTGCCCACTAAACTAGCAAAAACCATGTACGATGAAGTACGTAAAGGTATGGGTGTACAGAAGGAGCCAGCATAAATATGAATATAGCGGAGTTGAAAAAACTTGCAGGTATAGGTGAAAAACAAAATGAACCATCTATGGGTGAAAATATTAGTCACACTGCAACTGAATTAAAACATAAAGAAAGACAACTAGGCTTAAAACCAGGTGATGATGAATGGTTTAAATTATGGTTTAGAAGACCATATATGCAAGGGGCACACAAAGGATTTAAAGGTAGAAAGAAATGAAGATAAGAAACATATTACCAGAGTTTAAAATTGCAGGACAACCGGATCCAAAGGATGCGGCTGACTACAAAGAAAAAATGAAAACTCTGCAACAGATTCAAAACGATCCTAAAATGAGAGATCCTCAGACTCAGGCAACTATCGCAAAGAGAAAAGAAGAACTACGTAGATGGGCAGAAAAAAATATGCCTAAAAATGAAGACGCACCATTTGACGGTATGGGTTTAGTGAGAATGGCTTTAATGAAAAAGTTTATTACAGCAGAAGAATGGCATGGTTTAAAAGATAAGTGGAAAGGTGCAGTTGAAGAATTAGAACAAAAATATGATGATTGGCCAGAAGACCAAGGTTTTGGATCATCAGACCACAACTATGCAATTAAAGAATTAATGGAACTAGTAGGATATAAATTTGACGATCAAGATACAAGTGGTAGATTTGTTGTTTCTAAAATGCCTCCAGAGTTAGAAAAGATGGGCATAAAAAATGCAAGGATGAAAGATGCAGTGACAACTGGCGAAGACGCAGACATTGACGCACAGATGAAAGTTGATATACTACAATTCCTTAACACAAAAGTTGCAGGCATAGAAAGACAAATAGAAATGAAACCTGCATTTACACAAGAAGATATTGACAATAAAGAATTTACTTTAAAATTAATTGACTTTGTTCAAAAGAAGTTAGACGACAAACAAAAGGGTGACTAATGAGATTCCAAGAACTTATAGAAGGCGCATCAATGATGCCTTACTTCAAAGACCCTAAAGACAAAACACAAAAAACTTGGACCTTCCCAGATGCTTGGCAAAAAGACGAACCATTAGATACTCCATACATGAGCAATTATAGTATGAGACAATTTCTTGATGCGTTAGGTTATAATCCAGACTTTGAAGATAATCAACCACCTGTACCAGCAAAAGAATTTATTGCTAGAACTACGCAATGGCTTCAAAAGAATATTGACAAGCCGTCAAAATACGAACCAACCCAAGTGGATAAAAATCCAGGTGGACCCACAATGTACACTGGTGGTAGAGAAGAAGGGCATATGAATAAAACAATCAAATACCACAACGAACTTGCCAGAAAAATTATTGCCAAATATCCAGAAGTAACACATTTTGGTTTTAATTAATGCGTCTTTCCGAAATAAGCAGAACTATTGACATTTACAACAAAAGGTTGTATAATGAAAATATGGAATCGATGCCTACAGTTTATTTGGATATGGACGGAGTCCTTGCAGACTTTTTTGGTGGTATAGAAAAGTTGTATGGAGTCCAACATTGGAAAGAACTTACTTCTGACAGAACGAAAGATTTAAAAACAGAAGTAATTAAAAAAATTACAGGAACAAATTTCTTTGAAACTTTGCCTAAATTTAATACAGCAGATGCATTAATTAAATTAGTGCAGGATTTTACAGGCGGTGTATATTCAATTAACACTTCACCATTAAGAGGTGATAATAAAAATTCAGCATACTATAAAAAGATTTGGATAGGTAAGCATTTACCTAAACCACAAGAAATAATTGTTACAGGACGTAAAGAATCTTACGCAATGAATAAAAATAACAAACCAAATATACTAATTGATGATAGACCAATCAATATACAACGTTGGACAGGTAGAGGTGGATATGGTATATTGTATCAAGCAAACAAAGATTCAGTAGGCAAAGTTCAAACTGGTTTAGAAGAGTATAAGAAAAAATATTTGATCACTAAAAACGAAGGCGTTGGAATTATTACAAAGCAAAATGCAACCAAAGACAGTCCTATCGGAAGTGAATATTCCAATGTTAAAAAATTAGGATTAGGCAAAGGCAAGCCTAAAAGTATGAGAGAAAACTTTGCAGATGGCAAAGGTCCAGGCAAACCTGGTGACAGTCAGAGACATGGAATACCCAAAGGTGCAACAATGGCACAATTACAAAAAGCCGCAAAAGCACCCGGCAGGAAAGGTCAATTGGCACGTTGGCAAATCAATATGCGAAAAGGCAGAAAAAAAGCAAAATGATATCAGAATCACCTGATAAAAAATGGTCAGTTAGAGTGGACGAAGAAGGTAATTTTCATTGGACAGATACCAAGCACATTTATGGTAAATACAGTATAGAAGAAATACTGGAAGCAATGGATATTATCAATGGCGTTCAGAAGAGCGAATAAACCCAAACCGTATAACTCACTAGGTAAAAAGCCTAAAAAGTTTAAGAGTTATCGTGTGCTGAAAGACGGCACAGTACAGCACTGGGATAAATCAGCAAATGGCAAAAGAGGTGGCTGGCGTCCTAAGAAAGTATAAATAACAATATGAACTACTTGACAGAACTATTAAGAATAAGAGACGACGAAGGCACTAGCGGATGGGCAAAAGAAACTGCTAAAAGTATCCTTGCTTTAAAAGACAGATTCGAATCAAAAGAAATCACAGCAGATGCATTCGTAGAAGGACTAGAATCATTACGTTCAGGTGATGAAGAAGCAGGTCCAGGTAGCATAAACAACCGTGCTGTAATAGACAACGGCATAGAACATCTGAAAAAACTAGCCTAATTTCACACACAAAATCCGATAAATACACACATAGGAGATAAACTATGTTTAAAAAGATAGCAAAAAAAGTTAATGGTTGGTACAAATTCTCTAAATTAAGAGTACTTGTGGACAGCATTAAAAGAAAATTTAAGTAAATGCGTTACAAGGACATCAAAATGGTGGAGGCACGTATTGATTATCATTACGGCTTGGATCCAGAACTAATGGTGTACCGACATAAAATAGGCGATATTTACGGCAAGAAGAACCTTAAAGTGCCTCACGCAAAATACAGCACTTCTAAAAAAGTGAAGAATTTGTTTAAACCAAGTAAATAAACATATGAAGATTAGAGATATCATATCAGAAGTAGCGTCAGTAGGCGCAACAAGTGCCGCCAATATTGCAACAGTGGCATCACCACACATAGCAGTAGGCCCTGATAGATTTAAGAAATCATACACAGGTACTCCTGGAAAGTCAGGAACAAAGGCTCCAAGATTACCGAAAGTAGTACAACCTAAAAAGAAAGACGGCACAGCCAAAGGCGCTCATGCATTACCAGGAGTGAGTATCTTCGGTGGACCGCTAAAGAGATAAATATTAACATGGCTTGTAAAAATTGTAAATGCGAATGTGAAAATTGCAACTGTGACTATTGCAGATGTGATGATTGCGGAGAAACAAGAGATTAATTATGAAATTCAAAGAAATGTCAGGTGACGGAGTTCAAGCAACAGACTTAAAAAGAGTAGGTAAAGCAGAACCAAAAGTTTACGTACACAAAGACGGAAAAACAATCATGATACCTGCAGAGAAAAAGGATGAGTACATGGCAAAAGGTTATAAACTTTCTTCTTTAAGAGCAGAAGATGACAATTCATCTAAAGGCATGAACAAATACGGATTAGCGGCAAAGAACAAAGATGGTAAATTCTATTCATACAGAAATGGCAAACTAACAGGAACATTTGATAACATGGCAGACTTACAAAAACATCAACACGATTTAATTAAAGACGAATCAATACAAACAGAAGACCTAGCACAAATGGCACAAAAAGTAGAACAAGACCACGAAGTGCAAATGGCAAGATCAGATTTATACAAAGCGGCAAAATATTCAATAGCACTTCATGAAATGTTAAAAAATGTTTCAGAAGAACAAGGTATTGAAGGTTGGGTAGCGGCAAAGATTACAAAAGCATCTGACTATTTGAGTTCAGTAAAACATTATATGGAATATGATATGATGGAAAGCAAAGCAGTAACAGAATCAATGGCTTGTGATTGTGATGCAAATTGTGGTTGCGGTGGTGAATGCACAACAGGTTGTAACTGTAAACCAGGTTGCGATACTTTAGATGAAAGTTGGTTAGATGACCTTAAACAAATGGGTTATAGATTTAGAGATGAAATTAAAAGTTTAAGTGATCCGGCACTTGCGGCAAAACTTCAAGCAGATGATCAAGCAGATTTAAGAACAGACAACATGGTAAATGATATAAACACTGTTCACGCAATGAATAGAACACCTGTTGACAAAGGATACGACAACGAAACTATTGTTGGTTATATTTCTAAATATGTTATGCCAAGACATCCAGCATTGCACAATCAAGGTGACTTTTTAAAGAAAATGTTTCCTCCAGGACAAAATACAAGTAAAGATGTGTTGAGAGGACAATTACAAAAGATTGCACAGATGAGTCAAAAAGTTGATGTAGGGCAACAAGGACAACAAGGACAACAAACACAACAACCACAGACTGCGTCAATAGATTACAAACAATCTATGCACAAAAAATTTGAAGCAAAATTAAAAGAGTCTACAAAAAAAGCGGTACTTGAAGATTTTGTTGGTAAACCTATTTCAGAAGAAGAATTCGATAAATTAGCAGAGAAACAAGATGCCT